ATCTCCTTGCTACACAATTCATAATTATTTTAAAACAAAGAAATCGTCAACAAAAAAATTTCTAGTATAATATTTATAAATATTCTAAAGAAGTTTATATATATTATTTATATATATATTAATATTTATAAATATTACATACTGCATGTTTTGTTTTGAATTACCTTTCTAAGTTTCTCCCCTAAATATCTAGCCACCACCGGCTTACTAGTTAATATTTCTTTTATTAATTTTTCCATCCTATCAGAATTTAAAGAACTTAAATCACATACCATGATAAAATCCTCCGATATAATCCATTGACCTACAGCAAGTTTTTGTCTTTTGTTTCCAAGATATGAATCAGAAATCGCTTGGCAAATCACATGTTTCCAAAGTCGAGATTCGGATGTGAGTTCGTGGTGCGTTTCTGTCCAACCCCCAATAAACGATTTTTTGTTTGACTTGTCTGTCATTAACATAAATTTTTCCTTGCATACAATCTAGAACAACACTCTCGTCTAGATCCGGTCTTCTTGATGCATAGTATATAATTAACTCTACTTTCACATTTGTTTCAATAAGATTTTCTAATTGAGGGCATTGCTCTGCAAAATTTTTTTCGTAATCCCTAGCTTTTTGAGATTTTATAACTCCCATTCTTTTACCAAAATGGACTATTTTTCTTGAGTTTGCCTTGGATGCCGGTTCTCCATAAACTATAAAATTAAAACTTTTATTTATTTGTATTGACATTATTTTACCTGTATATATATTTATTGTAGCATAATAGGAGAAAAATATGAAAATTACCAATAAGTTTGGTATGCCACAACCTTTCGTAGACTTTGCCATAAACGACAAATACAGTAAAGGCAAAGCTGACATATCAGTAACATCACTAATCGACAGTCCAAGAGTTAGAATAATGAAAGATGTCTACAAAGAAGACATCGAAATAGATGCTGTTGACATGGTTTGGGCATTATTTGGAACTGCTGTACATTCAGTTTTAGAACAATCAAATCCATCAAAAGATATAATCACAGAGGAGAGATTATACTCTAAATTAAATGGTTGGATTATATCCGGTGCTTTGGATAGGCAAGAAATAGTAGATGGAGTTTCAACGATAATTGATTACAAAGTTACATCTGTTTGGTCAGTTATTTATGGAAAGGTAGAGTGGGAAAGACAGCTAAATTGTTATGCTTGGCTGTGCAGAGACAAACATAAATTTACTCAGCATAAAGTTGGTGCTTTAAAAATATGTGCGATCCTCAGAGATTGGAATAGAAGAGATGCTGAGAAAAAAGAGAATTACCCTCAAGCACCAATAGTATTTGTAGACATACCTATGTGGGATGATGAGGTGGCACACAAATACGTATCTGATAGATTATCACTACATCAAGAGGCTCAAGTTAATTATGACTTAAACGAAGAACTTCCATTTTGTTCTGATGAAGAAACATGGAAGAAAAACGATACTTGGGCAGTAAAGAAAAAAGGTCAGAAAAGAGCATTGAGAGTTTTTGATAGTGAGGAAGAGGCTATCAAATACATGGATTGGCATAATGAAACTGATAAAGCATATGTCAAAAAATCAGATTTAGAATTAGAGTTTCGTGGTGGCGAGTACACACGTTGTGGCAACTATTGTTCAGTTGCTGATTTTTGTAACCAATATAAAGAGAGGTAAAAATGAAAGAACAAAAAGCAAAAAAAGTAGTTAGAAAAATTAAGAAGAGTGGTGTTGTTAAGCTAAAGCCAAAGATATCCGGAAAAAGAGAAAAGGATGCATCTTTAATAGCTGATCACATAGCAGAGGCTACCAACAAGGGCAAACCTATTAAACAGTTTTTCTTGTTTAGATGGTTTAATTATGTAGGTAAGAAATACAACGAGTTCGTTGATAGAATGTTTGGTATGTAAGATGAGTGATAGAATTGATTTATGTTACTTGCCAACGAGAGGATTGTGCAAAATAAACGAGGTTCTAGATGAAAGTTTTTTTCCACAAAACAAGGGCGATATCATTACACAAGAATTGATAACCTATGAAAAAGTGGATACCGGAATAAAGAAAACTACATTCCAAAGAAATTTTCTCAAGACCTCACATTATGATAGCACAAGGACAGAAATATTTTCTACAGAGGAGAAAGGTTAGTAGATGAAAAGTGATATACCGGAAAAGGTAGCAGATACCTTGAGAGAAATAGGCATGACACCAAAACAAGCCGGTTGGAATTGTCATGGTACTTACGTGTTACTGCACAAAGCATTAGAAAAGGTTGCAGTACACAGAAAAATAGTTTTTAAAGAGCCAAAAATTTTAGAATGTAACTCTGAAAAAAAAGTTGTCAGTTTACTTGTCACCGGAACTATGGGAGACAAATCAGAATGGTCTATTGGAGAGGCATCTCCATCCAACAATAAGAATAGTTATCCATATGCTATGGCTGAAAAAAGAGCCAAGGACAGAGTTATATTAAAGTTAGTTGGTCTTCATGGCGATGTATATGCAGAAGATGAGGCAGATGCATTTAAAGAAGAAAGACCGGCTGAAATCAAAGGTGGAACTTTGGACAATGGATCTGAAGAAGAAGAAAAAACCATAGATGTTACAGATATTAAAACTGACAAAGTTCAAAGTATTTCTACAAAAAAAGGTGCTGAAGATGTTAAAGAGATATTTTTAACATTTATGCCGGACACTAATATAGATGAACTTAGAAGATTTAAGAACTCTAATGCAGAGGCTTTAAAAGTACTAAAAGAATTTGACCCTAATGTTTTTGGAGAGGTTTCCAAGGCTTTTATAGAAAGGGCAGATAAACTCAAATCACAACAAAAGGAGAGTTGAATGAGTGAAGAAAAAAAAGACTATCCACCTAGTGGAACATTGTTTATATCAACAAATAAAAGATCTGAAAGATCTCCGGATTATACCGGACAGTTTGAATTGCCTTACGAGGTAATAGAAGACTTGGTTAAGCAAATGAAAAATGGTGTTAAAAAGCCATTATTTAATATTGCCGGTTGGAAAAAATATAGTCCTAAAAGTGGTAAAAACTTTTTATCCATACGAGGTAGTATCTATGATCCACCTAACAAAGATGAAGAGAAAAAAGAGGAAAAGCCAAAAGAAGACTTTTCTGCATTAGAAGATATAACATTTTAAGGGAGATTATAATGGATGATATTTCAACAAAAACAGATGTGCCTAACGTCAGTTTCGAGGCTGTAAAAACATCTATGATGCAAGACAAAAACGGAACTAACATAAGGCTTACCATACATCCAAACGATGTTCCGGCTGAGTTACACAAAGATTGGGTTGGCTCTAGATACATGGTTGTTATGGTTAAGTTAAAAGAAGATGGTACTCCGGATAAGGGGGATGAAAATGCCACGGAAGAGGTCTAAAGACGAGATTGTTGAAAATGCTGAGTATATTACACTTGATGGTCTAGCACATATGCTCATGGTTTCAAAACAATCAGTATACAAGATCGTAAATACCAAGGAACGTAACTTTCCCAAGCCATTCCCTCTGATGAAATCTGAAAAAAGAGAAAAGAATATTTGGAGTAAAGAAGAGGTTAAAAAGTGGCTTGAAGAGCAACGTAGTGAAAAAGTTACGTAAAGTTATGCCTAGGAAAAAATACGAATCGGAAGATAACCTAGACAAAGAAAAAAATGTTTTAAGGCACATGTCAGTAAAATGGGATGTGTCTTATTCTAAGTTACCAATATCCTATAAATTAGATTATGCCATGTACAGAGATGAGAAGCTGTTGGGTTTTGCTGAAGTAAAATGCAGACAGAACTCAATACACGATTTCTCAACTTACATAATATCTTTGTCTAAGGTAATTAAAGCCAGACGTCTGGCATCTGTTACCGGAACAAAATCTGTTTTAATTGTGAGTTGGTCTGATGCTACCGGTTGGATAAATTTCTTTTCAGACTTTGATGTTAAGCAAGGTGGTAGATCAGATAGAGATGATTGGCAAGACCAAGAGCCGGTTTGTCACTTTGATATTAAGGATTTTAAAATAATTTCACACTCTGATTTTTCGGCAGCCAAATAAAGGACAGACATGAAAATTGATAAAAAAGTAGAAAACATGCCATGCAAAGTGAATGGAGTTAAACAAAATCTCAATGGCTATATTATTTCTTCTATTGGCTATACTGAAGAAGAGATATCCAAACAAATTAAACTAAATCACTTAGCAAAACATTTAAGAGATCTAGCAGATAAGCTAGAAAGTCAAACTAATTTTAATAAAGATTTAGATAGTTTTTTGGTTAGGAACTCTTTAGAAATGAATTTGACCCAAAAGAAAGCAAAGAACGATGCAGAAGAAAGGTTTAAAAACAAAGCTAGTAACAGATTAAATGCTAGAAGAAAAGCTGAGAAAAGGTTGCAAGTTAGTGCTTACAAACAAGAAGTGGGGTGTATGGCTTGTGGATACAAAGACAATCCGGACATACTACATTTTCATCACAGAGACCCTAACACCAAGATTGATAATATCTCTAGATTGGTTGGCAAGAACCATTCTATGGAAAAGATAAAAGCAGAAATAGCTAAATGTGACTTGCTTTGCATTAGCTGTCATCACAAGGAGCATGGAATAAAATGCAACTAGCAGACGGATACGAAGATGCTTTTGTTGGTACTACCATAAGTGCCTTCAGTAGAAAACAAGTGGCAATATACGACTATGATAAATGCCTATACATACTAATTGATAAGTATGGAATGGATGATGAAACTGCAACAGAATGGTTTCATTTCAATGTTTTGGGGTCATGGGTTGGAGATGATACACCAATATTTATTAATCAACACAAAATAAAAGATATAGAGGAATATTTAGATGAAGAATAAAGATAATGTGAACAGACCAAAGCACTATCGCAAAGGTAGTGTAGAGTGCATTGATGCGATTAAATCAGCCCTAGGCGAGGGCTACGAGTATTACCTACAAGGAAATATAATTAAATATGTTTGGAGATACAGGCACAA